TTAGTTTTCTTTCAGTTACAGAAACAGTTACTGATTCTAAATCGAAAGAAACCTCACCGATTTTATCTTCAAACTCTAAGTTTTTGTATCTTCTGTAAACCGCAGTAAATGAATTACCAGAAACTGCTGAAAATGTTGTTCCAGTGTATCCGTCTAATGTAGTACCACAAGTAGCACATACAGGACAAGATAAATCAACTTCTAAATAGATACAACCTTCTTCGTCACAGATATCGTAGTAAGAACCACCATTTCCTGTTGATGCGTAAGAAGTTGAAGCTTGACTACCGTATTTAACGATTCCTTTACCGTAGATTTGAGTAACAACTCTAAACAATAATGGACCAGTCCCTAATTCACAAGGTGAACCTTCCGCAACTACTAAACCTGCATTTGCGATAATTTTTAAATCAGACAAGAAAGTTTCAGTATCCATCTCGTTACCATCAGGTCCGATTAATTTACCTTGACCAGCTCTGTTAAAATCACACATTTTGATAATAATTTTTCTTGTTCCTGTTGTTGCAGTGTATTGTGAATTATTATTACCTGCATTTTCTAAGGTACTACCACTCCAAATTTGTGCGGTTGTATTCGCAGTAACTGCAGTCCATTGACCTTTAGAGTAATCAAACAATCCTGGAGGATCTAAACCTGCTTCACCACCTTCATAAAATAAATCATAAAGATTTTTAGCGTATGGTGTACCTACTGTTCCACCTGGGTACCCTGCGTTTTGATCTGCAGTTGGTCCACCTGGTGCTCCAATTGGTCCGAAGTGTTCTCCACCGTTAGCGGTTGAATTATCATATCCTTGGATACGAGGTACAAAGAAGAACAATTTACCGATTGGTAAGTTCATTGCTTGTACAGAAACGATATCGTTAGCCAACAATTTAGAGAAAACTCTTCTTACGATAGGGAAAACAACTGTTTCAAATGCTCCGTTGGAACCTTCAGAAGTTGCTTCGTTAATCAAGAAAGAAGCTTGGTTTTCATATAACTGTGCTACGTTTTCTTTTAGGTGACCTTTAAGGCCTTCAAGGAATCCTAATTTATCCCATTTGTTAATAGTATCTTCTTTGATAACTTTAAGGTGTTTTAACCCGATGTTACCAACAAGACCTGATTCTAATAATGCTCCCATTTTTTTGGTTTTTTATTTTTTTTTAGTTTATTTTTATTTTATTTTTACCATTAAATCTTTCATTCTCAAGAACTGAGGATTCTCATAAGTTTTAGATTCAATCAAATTAACGGCCGATCCTGATACAGGAGTTTTAGTGACCGATTTTTCGAATGACTCATTAATAGAGTTTTCCTTAGTTTTTTCAGATGAGAATTCATCTTTTAATGATTTGTAAAGACTTTTAGATTCTTTAAGTGTTTCAACATTGTCGAATCGTCTAAGTATATTTATTTTTTCTTGTTTTGTTGTTGAATGTTCTGTAAACAGTCTAGTTGCGTAAGCCAAATTAGAGTTAAAGATTGCTACTTCATTTAATTTAGTTCTGAAAAGATTCAAAGCCTTTCTGTACTCTTCATTTTTAGACTTTAGTAATTCCACTTCAGTCTCACTAATGTGTTGAGGAGCTGCTTTTGGTTTTGGTAAACCTTTTCTTCCAAATTTTGTTCCCGCACCTAATGTACGTGAAGCTTCTGTAGTTTCTCTTCTCTTTTTAATTGGTCTGTATTCACCATCTAAATTTTCTCCATCTTTATAAGAGAATTTTTTAGCACTTCCTGTATTGATCATTTTTTTACCTTCTTTTTGTTTGGTAGTTTTATAATCCATAACTTGTCCGTACTTGAATTTAGGTGAACCCATTCCAACTCCTTTAGCTTTAAATTTTGATTCCATTACATGATCCAAATCTTCTTCATCTAATTCTTCATATTCTTCTTCATCAGACATACCGAAGTCATCCATTTCAATTTCATACAAAGTTTCATCAACATTAGTTTCGTACATTGGAGTTTCATACATTCCTTCATTATGTCTACGACTCATGCGTCTTGGTCTTTCTTCAAAATCCATTTCTTCTTCTTCTTCATCTTCCATATCATCAGACATACCGAAGTCATCCATTTCAATTTCATACAAAGTTTCGTCTAACATAATTTCATCTAATGTAAGATCTTCATCTTCATCTTCATCTTCATCTTGTTCATCAAGTTCATCTTGATATTGTTCAGAAAGTTGGATGAAATAATCGGCTCCTGTTTCACTATCCGATAATGTAATGTTATTACTAGCATCTCTCTTTACGATAACCCCATCTTCATCATCCATAGATTTGAAAACTTTAATTACATCTGACATATCTGCTCCAGTCATGTCAATTGCATCTTCATCTTCCATACCCATGTCAATGTCTTCAATGTCGTCATCTTCTATGTCATCAGTAGGTATAGGTTCTGCACCTAAATCTACATCCTCGACATCATCTACTTGACCTTCAGGTTCAACAACCTCTTCTTCGTCTTCAACGTCAATCTCTTCTTGTTCTCTAAGAGATTCTTTTACTAATGAGCTGATTTCATTCTTCATTGTAGAAGAAAGTATTCCTTTTGCATTTTCTTTAAGAGCTTCTTCCAAACTTCGAATTTGGAATAATGCGTCTTCAACAACTGATTTTTTGTTCATCTATAGTTTGTTTTACAATATAAATAGTAGGTAAATTAAAAAAATTCATTTTTTCTAATTATTAGGCAAAAAAAATGGGTACAACTAATGTCATACCCATCTTAAAAATTAATTAAAAATTAACTAATTACCTCATCAATTTTACTTTCAGTGATTGATGTAATTCTCCAATCCATAGTATAGTGTTCATACACTTTAGTTACTTTTGCCTCAACATCAGTTGGTGTATAACCCAATACTAATTTTTCTTCTCTTGTTTTTTTTACTTTTCCTGATTCAGTATCTAATAAATCAGATGTGATTTTAGCCACAAAATACTTTTCTCCTTGTTCCATAGTTTTTTTTATTTATCTAAATAATCGGTTAATCTTTTCATTAAGTCAAGCGATTTGTTACCACTTTCACCAACATGACGATCTACTGACATTTTTTTGTCTTCTTCTAAGTTCTCCTCATACTTCATTCTATCGTTCTTATCTTGAAATAGATAAGCTCCAGGTGTTGATGGTGAAGACACTAAGTCAAAACAAATAAGTTCAAAATCATCTTGTACTTCATTTTGTTCTCCCACCTTTTTAAGGGATCCTACACCACGAGAAGATATACCTAAAGTAACTCCTTGTCGTAAGTAGTTTGCTGCCAAATCTCCTTTAGTAGAAACAATCCCTCTTTCATGGAAACCAGGACTTGTTAATAATTTAAGTTTACCTAACAATACAGGTCCCTCCCACCATATATCTGTTATTAGGTGTGATACACGATCTAAATCAATTAAAGAAGACTCAGGGTGGTTTAATTCAGATAATGAGGTTCCTTTCTCAATCATCTTTCTATAATTTTCTGATTCTCTCTTTAATATCTTCTCAGGATATACTCTACCATTTCTGTTAGGTGTATTGTATTTTTGTAGAACGGCATAAAATTCAAATGGTTTTGAATGGTCCAAATGATTTGATGATTCTTTTAATATCTCGTAATTACGACCTTCTTTTGGGTTAATATATCCTGCATCGTACTCAATAAGAATTCCCTTACCTGTATCTCTAGGTCCTAAAATTTTATATTCACTCATAATAAGTTTTAGTTATAAATATTAGGCCGTTTCCGTTTTTACTTTAATTGGTTTAACATTACCTGTTTTTGTTAAATAAAATTTGAAATTAGGGTTGTTTATCAAAACATCTGAATAAATTTCTTTTACTAATAATTTAAGTGTTTTCTTTAATTTTAAGGATTTGAAATCTATTGGTTCATTTAAAAATAGATTAATTTCTAAATTCATAAATGATTTCTTTTTTAGGTGTAGACCGCTTGTTCTAAGATCTAAGTCCACTATAAATTTATCGTCAAACATTGTCTTATCTAATTTGTGATAGACCGTATGTTTAATTGATCTGCTCATATTAAGGACAACTCTTGTCCAATTTTCGGAGTCTTTTTTTGGTTCAACCCAAGTTTGGATGTTTAGGTAAAGAGATTTAAACTCTTTTGAATCTACCGTCCCATAGACTATTTTAGATGTTCTAAAGCCATTGATTTTTTCGGTTTTGCCTTTTTTCATAAATTTTTTTCATACTGATAATGTTTATTTTAGATAATAATAACTATTTTTATGGTATATATCAAATAATAAACAACTAACAAAAAAATATGCTGATTGTAAAAGTTAACAAAAATGGGGGGATTGAGAAGGCCCTTAAAGAATTAAAAAGTAAAATTATAAAAACAAGACAGAATACACATCTTAACAACAGAAAAGAATATACAAAAAAATCTGTCCTTGAGAGACAGATTTTAAATAAAGCTATTTACAGACAAAAACAAATTACTAACAATTAAATGTTTTCGTTTAATTGTCTCAATTTGAAGTAGTTTAATTTGTCGTAATTTTCCGTTTGTAGTTTTTCGATTGTTTCGTTAATTTTCTGATTAGTTTCAGAATCCTCACTTTCTGTTAATAAAGTCTCTAACTTTTCAATTACATCCTCTTTAAGAAATTCATATTTTTTATTTAACTTATCGTCAGGAGTACTTAATAAAGTATTAAGTTGTTTTTTCTCACTCTCAGTTAAATCATTAAGATATGTTTTAATTGTTTTGTTTGCCACCTCAACCATAGATTTTAATGGTACCTCAAGAACTTCTTTTACTTTAGTTGGATCCTTTTTAAGATTTTCCGAAATTGTTTTTTTACTCTTTAATTTTTCTTCTATTGTGGAAGCATTATTAGAGAATAAATTGTCAATATCTTGGTATCTATTTTCAGATACTATATGTCCGATCCACTGATTAACGTCTTTTACATCATTTGTGTTAATTTTAGAGATTGTATTTTCAAACAATACAATACTTTCG